TTGATAAATCATTATATAAAAGCTATATTAAGGATGATCTTGAAGAAGAAGTCTCAAAATTTTATTATTATAAAGAAATAGGACCTTTAAATAATTATGTAGGAACATCACGTAGCTATGATTTAAACAGACATTTATATACAGGTAAATATGGCTCAGGGGGAACGGAAGGCCTAAGTGGCATAAAGATGGATAAGGAAATTGATGATTTATCTGCATTGATAAAAGAGACATCATTACCTTATGACATGAAACTAGTTAGATATATGGATGATGGTGGTTTAAAGGGATTAATGGAAAAGCTTGGAAGTAAGCAAACAATATTTGATTATGATGATATTAGAATTAATCCTAAAAATGTATCCTTTGACCAATTAAATATAGAGATGGCACAATTTATAGATACTAATACATCAGGTATAATATTTAATTATAACAGTTTTTTATCTACAAGTTATGATAGACGACATAATGTGTTTAAGTATAAACCTATACAGATGAATATATATGCTGATAAAGGAAGTAGTGCTTTAGTAACTAACAATTGGAGTGAATCAGAAATTATATTTGATAAAGGAGTTAGAGTAGAAATATTAGAAACATTCTATGATACAAAGAAGCAAAAAATGAATATAGACATGAGAATATTTAAAGATTAGTTTACATTTTAATTAATTTCTATATATATTAAGTGTAAGACAAACAATGGAGGTAAAACTAATGACAGAAAAAGAAAAAGCATTAAGCCGATTTGAATTTAAACCAGAAGCAGTGGAAGTAGAACTTAGACCTCAATGTTTAGATTGTATTAAAAATGTATCAAGGTTAAGTTGTAAACAATTCCCTACAGGAACAAAACCACCTAAGTACCTTAGAAACCTCAGTGATTGTCCTTACAAAACATCAATTTAATTGTTGTTTTGGGCTCATTACTATCAATAATATAGTGTTTTTATTATTTCTCCTAAGTGGTAGTAAGAATATGATAGGCAATGGGCCCACAATAACAATTAAATATTAACCAGTTAACCAACTAATAGCAATAATGTAGTTAATTAATTAATAAGTCTCATATAATGAGGCTTATTTTTATGAAAAAAAAAATTAATAGTTGTTATTATGGGTGTGTTTAATGTATAATGTAATTAACAACACAAGGTCGAGACCTTGGAAAAAAGCGGATTGTTAAAAAAGGAGAAAAATTATGACCAAAGAAGAACTAATTAAAGCAGGATATACGGAATCACAAGCAGCAGTTATTATTGGTATGCACAAAAAAGCCATTGACGAATCTTTCATTCCTAAAATTAGATTTAATGAAATTAATGATGAATTGAAAACAGCTAAAGAAACTATAGTTGCCCGGGATGGACAGATTGAAACATTGGGAAAAAGTACTGGTGATACTGAAGCATTGAAGATTGAAATTAAAAAGTTACAAGATGAGAATCAATCAACAACAGCAAAATATACATCAGAACTTGATAATACTAGAAAACTTAATAGCCTTAAATTAAAACTATTGAGTGATTTAGATGGCAAGCCTTATGATGTAGATATGGTAGCAAGCCAATTTGATATGAATATTATTAGCTTAGATGACAATGGAACTATTAAATCAGGTTATACGGAACAGCGAGAAACATTAGGTAAAGGTAAATCATTTTTGTTTGAAGCAGCAGCTACAATACCTGATATTAAACCAGGTACTCCTGGATGGAAACCAGTAAGCAAAACTCCTGCTGATGGAAATGGCATACCTAGTGATGTTGATGTAGCAACAACCTATGGGAAATCATTAGCAGCACAAAAAAACCTAATGAATGGCATTGTTCCAACAACCAACTAATAAGGAGGATATAAAATATTATGGGAATGAAAGTAAAAGAAATAACTTATAATGCACCAACGAAACAAATTCTAGCAATACCAGACCATTATGTAGCTCTTGGTCAAAAACATGATATTGCTACAGCAGAAACTCCAGGACTAGCGACTCTTATTGATGGCAGATATATTGTTAAAGCAGGAACAATTTGGCCTTCAAATGATGTAGATGCAAAAGGTGTTATATTAAATGATTATGATGTTACAGACGGTGACCAAATGATGGCAGTTGTTATTCATGGCTTCATTAAAGTAGCAGCACTTCCAGTGGCTCCTAGTTCAACTGTGCCAGCAAGTCAATTAGAAACAACCCCATTCACAATAACAGAAGCAGTATTAGGAGCAAAAGATGTCTTAGCTCATTCTGGCATTGCATGGATTGAAGCAGTAGTATAATTAATCAATAAGATAAGGAGGTCATAAGAATATGGCTAAAACAATTTTTGAAATTTTTGAAAGTAAATCAATAGCAGCATATTGGACAGATACTAATGTCAATATTGCTGACCCAACAATTGGGCAAAATATGTTCCCAGTTTCTAAACAAGTAGGATTAGACCTGGCTTGGATTAAGGGAAGAAATAATTTACCCGTTGCATTACAACCCGCAGCATTTGACACTAAAGCACCTTTGAGGGATAGAATTGGTGTTAAAGAATTAAGTACTGAAATGCCATTCTTTAGAGAAGCAATGAGAATTGGTGAGAAAGATAGGCAGCAGATTGAGACATTATTAGCAAAAGGTGAACAATTTGTTCAACCTACTATAATGAGAATTTATGATGATATTGGAAATCTTGTTAATGGTGCTCTAGTTCAGGCAGAAAGAATGAGAATGTCGTTGTTATGGTCAGGTAAAATTGCAATATTAGCAACTGCTGAAAATGGCAGAGATATTGCATACAACTATAATTATGATGTATCAGGAGATTGGGCAACAGATAACAATTTAACATTGTTAACTGATGATAGATGGCTTGTATCAACTAAAGCAACATCAGATCCAATTAATGTACTATTAACAGCTGCTAATACAATGAAGGAAGATTTTGGTGTTACACCAACAAGAATCCTTATGAATACATCAACATTAACGGGTATGCTAGCATCAGAATCAATCTCAAAAACTATGAACCCATTGGGTGCAACTAATATGATAATAACTAAAAATGCTGGAAAAGCATATTTAGAAAGTGAAACGGAATTAAAAATCATAGTTTATGATAAGATGTATAAAGACGAGCAAGGCGTAGATAGAAAATACTATCCAGATAATTATGTATCATTACTGCCTAGTTATGCTTTGGGTAACACATGGTTTGGAACTACTCCAGAAGAATTTGACCTAATGAGTGGAACAGGTGGAGATATAGCATCTGTATCAATTGTTAATACTGGTGTTGCAATTACAACTATTAAAGAAGCACATCCAGTAAATGTTATGAATGTTGTATCCGAGATTGTTTTACCATCATTTGAGCGTATGGATGATATATATGTTATAAAGGTAGCGTAAATTAAACTATAATATTAGGAGGAAAAAGCAATGGCTAAAATGATATTTAAAACCAAGGTTTTTTACAACGGGGTATCATATCCGGTAGGTACTAAAATTGAGGTAGCAGGTAAAGATGAAGATGAATTAATAAAAGCAGGTGGACAGTTACTTGGAAATACGACTAAAATTGAGGCATCAGGTAAAGATGAAGTAAACAAAGATGTAGACTTAGACAAAACTGGTTTAGATTCAGATATTGACACTGAAGATAAGGCAGAAGATAGCATTTATAATGAGCTATCAATGGAAGAATTAAAAGAAGAATGTGATGATAGGGAAGTAGACAGAAAAGGTGCCAATTCAAAGAAAAAGTTAGTTGAATTATTAATAGAAGCAGATGCAGAACTTGAAGATTAGTTAGGAGGCTACTATGACAGCAGCAGAAATACTAGATGTAAAGTTATTAGCTCTTGGAATAACCATTTTAGATACAACAATGTTGTTGGAAGAAGTAGCAATAACTATAACCAATTATTGTAATATCTTATCCGTGCCAGATGGGCTTGTTTTTACACATGCCAATATGGCATTGGATTATGCAAGATATCAAGATGAATTAATTAAAACACCTGCCCAAATAGATGATGTTAATATTAATATAGATTCAATATCAGCAGTTAAGGTAGGAGATACTAATGTTACATTGGGTGGAAATAAAGGAACCCAAAGAAGCAAATTAATTAATTCACACCAAATCTATTTAGATGGATTATTATTGAATTATAAAACCCAGCTTAATAAATTTAGAAGGGTAGGATGGTAATGAACTTAGATATATCAGATATACTAAAAAAACTATATGAAGATTCACTTACTATAAATAGGTATACTAAGGTCACTAATCCTATAGATGGTACAACTGGGATAGAATTGGATGATATTCCAGTTATTACAGGTGTTCCATGTAGAATTAGTTTTGGAGATACTGATAATCCTGAAAAAGGAAAAGAAGAATCCAACCCAATTTATATGGAAATAAAGATATTTTGTGGATCAGATGTAGATATAAGAGTAGGTGATAAATTAACGGTAAAACGTATGGGCAATGATGGAACAACCATATTAGCTACATATACGGGAACTGCTAATTTACCTCATATATATATCTCTCATAAGGAATTTGCTATAACTGAGGTAGGTGTTGCATAATGCCAATGGATAGCAGCGGCATGGAACAATTAAAAATACAATTTACAGCATTCCAAAGAAAACATTATGTATTTACAAAACGATTTTTGCTTAAGATGGCATTCAGAGCATTAGCACAAACTAAAAAGTTAACTCCCATAGACAATGGCAATTTGATAAATAATTGGGAATTAACTGATGTAATTAGAAGTGGGAGCAATTTAAGCATTTATCTTATCAATTCTTCATATTATGCAAGTTTTGTAGAAGAAGGTCATTGGCAACATAAACGTTGGTTACCTGGTAGTTTTAAAGGTAATAAATTTGTTTATAAGAGAGGTTCAAAAGACGGTATTATGTTACAAGAAAAATGGATAGAAGGTCACTTTATGGCAACAATATCAATAGCAAAAATTAACAAAGAAATACCTCAAAGGTACAATAAAGAATTTACGGCATTTATTAGAGAGTTAAATATGAATAATTAAAGGAGTAATTTATGGGTATAGCAGTAACAGGAGAAGTAATAAAAAGTGCTTTATCATTAAAAATTTTAGAAACTTTTCCAACAATACCAGTATATAAAGAAAAGATACCTCAAGGTTTTATTACTCCTAGCTTTTTTATTAATGCTTTAGATACGTCACAAGAAGAGGTAGGTAAAAATATTTATGAACAAACTTATTTAATGAACGTTAGATATGTTCCACAAGATGGTTTATCAAATACCTATGAGGTGTTATCAGGTATTGGGAACACTTTAATGGATATATTAAGTTCAATTGATGTAGATATATATTTAGGTTCATATGTAGAGGGTTTACCCGTATTAGGAAAAAAACAAGTATTGGGTGAACTATTATCTTATAAAAATCAAGATGAGGTTTTACAATTTTTTGGAACCTATACAATCAGAGTAAAAAGAGCTAGTACTGATACCATTAATTATATGGATTCATTAGAAATTAATCAATAAGGAGGTTATTAACATGGGTGGAATTTTTACTTCACAGAATAAAGTAAGACCAGGTACATATATTAATTTTAAAGCAATAGCAGCTCCTTTATCAACTTTAGGTACTAGGGGTGTTATGACTATGCCAGTAGCAATGAGCTGGGGAGCAACTATTACAGAATTATTTAGTACAGATTTAGTTGATGGTAACAGTGTTTCTAAAATAGGTTTTAATGCAGATGCACCAGAAAGTCTTTTATTTAGAGAAGCACTTAAAAATTGTTATAAGGCTATTGTATATAGATTAGATACTGGTGGTGTTAAGGCATTAGCATCAATTGGTGACTTAAATCTAGTAGCAAAATATCCAGGTATTGTAGGAAATGATATTACGGTATCAGTTGTTGTAAATGGGGCTAATTTTGATGTTCTCACATATTATAATGGGAAGCAGAAGGATAAACAAACTGTAGCCGTTTCAGATGAATTAATAGGAAATGATTGGGTAGACTTTTCTTATACTACTGGAACATTAACAGCAAATGTAGGAACACCATTAATAACAGGAGCAGATGGAACAATAGTAGATGCAACTTATGAGACATATAGAAATGCAATTGCAACATACACATGGCAAACAATGGCAATTCCATATGTTACAACTTTAGAATCAGATTTTTTAGAATATGTTACACAACTTAGAGAAGTTCAAGGTAAGAAGGTTCAGGTTGTACTTTATAATGATGTAACATCAGATTATGAAGGTATAATAACAGTTGCTCAAGGATATACAACTGATAATTATACAGTATCACCTACACAATTTACTGCTTACTTTGCAGGTCTTACAGCAGGAGCATTACCTGATGAATCTAATACCTATCATAAGATTATAGGAGCAACATCAATTGTTTATCCAGATGATATAACTCCATATACAAATGATGAAATTATTGCTAAATTAAAATCAGGTAAAATTGTTATTTCAAATAGACAAGATTCAGCAATCATTATTGAACAAGACATTAATACATTTAGAACATACACACCTGACAAAGACTATTCATTCAGCAAAAATAGATTAATAAGAACATATGATGAAATTGCCACACAATTAAGCTTAATATTCTCATTAACTTATATTGGTAAAATTGATAATAGTTCAGATGGAAGGAATTTATATAAATCAGATGTAATTGATTGGTTAAATAGATTCCAAACAACAGGTGCCATTAAGAATTTTAATGGTGCAGATGAAGTTACTATTTATCAAGGTGAAGCAATAGATTCAGTAGTTATTGATTTAGTGGTACAAGGTCAAGATGCAATGGAAAAATTGTATATGACTATAACAGTAGGATAGGAGGATAAATTATGTTATTAAGAGCAGGCGATACAATAAGTGGTTCTCAAGCATCAGCAACAGCTGTTATTGATGGTAATGTAGAACAAATGTTTTATGCTAAAGCACTAGATGCTAAACTTGAGAAACGTAAAACAGTAGTTAAAACACTAGGAGGTCTTGCGGAACAAAACAAAGCAGCAGGATGGAAAGGCACTGGGAGTTTAACTATATACTATATTACCTCTATTTTTAGAAAGGCAGCATTAAAGTATGCAAAAACAGGAGTAGACACTTATTTTACTATAACAGTTGTAAATGAGGACATGGGGTCAACAATTGGAAAACAAACAATAACGTTATTTAATTGTAACATTGACACCACAACTTTAGCAATGTTAGATGTAGAATCAGATTCATTGCAAGAAGATTTACCTTTTACTTTTGAAGGTTTTGATATTTTAGATGAATTTGGTAAACCTATAATTTAGTATGGAGGGAAAAACAATGACAAATCTTTTACAATTTTTACAAGATAATCCAGTTGATGATATAAAACAAACAATTAAAGTATCCGAAAGGTTGAAAAAATTTCCTTTCGAGATAACAGCAATGACAGGGCTACAATTTAATTCTTATCAAAAATTGGCAACTAAAATTGATGGTAAGAATAAAAAAGTTAATTTTGATTCTAGTAAATTTAATGAGCTTGTTATCATTAATCATACAACAGAACCAAATTTTAAAGATGCTAAATCAATAAAAGATATGGGGGTAATAACACCTGAGCAATTCTTATACAAAACATTATTGGCAGGAGAGATTTCAGAACTATCATCTCGTATTTCTTCTTTATCAGGATTTGATAAAGAATCATATGAAATTGAAGAAGCAGAAGCAAAAAACTCCTAGAGGAAGGGGATTCAGAAACATGGTATGCTTACTATTGTTTGAATAAGTTCCATTGGGAACCTTCAAAATATGCTAACCTTCCTAGAAAAGAAAGATATTTAGTTGTGGCAATGATAGATAAAAGAATTGAAAGTGAGAAAAAGAAAGGGTAGGACATAATATGGCAACAGTTAGAAATACAATATTATTACAAGATAAAATGTCTCCCATACTAGGTACAGTTATAAGGTCACTTAATTCTACTATTAATGCTATGAGTTCGGTTGATAAGGCTAGCAATTCAGCTTTTAAACAGGCAAGAGCAGATATTAAACAAGCTGATGTTGCATTAGATAATTTTAATAAAGAGCTTAAGGATATTCCTGAGGAGTCGGGAAAAGCCAAAAGCTCTTTAGGCTTATTAAGCAACCCTATTGTAAAAGCAGTAGCATTAGTGTATGCACTTAAAACAGCAATAACGAGCATAACAAAAGTAACGGATATATCTGACACATTTACCCAAACAATAGCAAGAATAAATTTGATGAATGATGGGTTAAGAACAACGGCAGAAGTACAAGATATGATTTTAGCATCAGCCAATAGGTCAAGAGCAGCATTTTCTGACACGGCAGATTCAGTTGCAAGAATGGGTATTTTAGCACAAGATTCATTTAACAGTACAGCAGAAATTGTTGCTTTTACAGAATTGCTTAACAAATCTTTTGTTGTTGGTGGAGCAGGTATTCAGGAGCAAACCTCGGCAATGTATCAGCTATCACAAGCAATGGCAGCAGGCAAGTTACAAGGAGATGAGTTTAGAAGTATCATGGAAAATGCCCCTTTGGTAGCTAGTGCAATTGCTGATTATATGGGCAAGACAAAAGGTGAGTTAAAAGAAATGTCCTCGGAAGGGTTAATTACTGCTGACATTATAAAGAATGCTTTATTTGGGGCGGCAGATGAAATCAATTCTAATTTTGAAACTATGCCGTTAACATTTGGAAGCCAAATGCAGAAAATTAAAAACATGAGCATTGAAGCATTTCAACCTTTATTAGAAAGAATAAATGATATAGCAAACAGTGAGAAGTTCCAAACCTTTGTGGATAACACAATTGAGTTATTATATAGTTTAAGTTCAGTAGCAATAGAAGTATTAGATAGTATGACCACAGGACTAAATTATGTTATAGATAATTGGTCAACAATAGGNCCTATTATACAAGGAGTAGCAACCACATTGGGCATATTAATGATAGNAATGGGATTGTGGAAGATAG